GATACTAAAAGAGGTCATAAGGAAGTTGGAGGGTATGGACCCGAATAATGAATATTTCACATTCAACAAAGAAGAGAGAAATAAAATATGTTCGGTATTGTGGGACGAGGTATATGGGGACATATACCTTAAGTCCCTTCAAGGAAAGACCATAGAGAAACCCTTAACCATCCAATACAATATCCTAACCTTCCTTATTGAACTTTTAGAGCAATTCAAAGAAGATGAAAGTTATGAACTCTGTGAAGTGGTAAATACCCTTATAGACATAACTGAAGATAAAATACAACAAATAGACAGGTATTATGCCTCAACCAAAGAAAAGACCAGGGGAGAGTAGAGATGAGTTCATCTCAAGGTGTATGGGAAACTCCACAATGGTAAGTGAATTCCCCAACACCTCAACCAGATACGCAGTGTGTATCAGTAAAAGCAAAGAAAACATTTTTAAAGATGAAAAATAAACCAAAACATTTAACGAACCATAGTTTAGAGCTGGTTCATAAAACCAACGAGTTAATCCTCAGCAAGGAAACCTTATCAGATGAGGAAATGGACTACGTAGAGAAACTTTATTGGACCATCTATGATAATGATACCAAAGAAGATTTTGAGACCATTAGAGAGGATTTAAATGAGTTGGGTAATTGGAAAATCAAACAGAGATAAATGTGTAATTGTAAAGCAACCAAAAAAGGTATAGCTAATAACAAATCAGATAGGAGTTTGGCTCTATTCCAATACGAGCAATACAAACCCCTAATTGGGGATACCAAGATACAATACTTTACCAAAGAACAAAGGGAGAAGGTATTGCAATGGTATTACCAGGTATATCCCAACTCCATTGATGTGAAATACACCACAGCAAACAAATCTCTAATTGCATTCTATAAACACCATAACCTATTATGAAAAGAGGAAAGAAACCTTTTACCATAGACCTATTAGTTCAAAGAGAAAGAATACCAGAGACGTGGTATGACGACATCTTGGAGATTGGAAGACAGGGTAAAGCGGAAATTCATATTGTGAATTATATGGATATTTCTTGGGATACACATAAGAGACTAATGGAACGTTCCCCAAAATATTTAGAAGCCGTTAGTAAAGCAAAGAAATTATCAGAGCAATGGTGGATTGATATTGTTAGACAACAATGGGTTGAAGGTAAATCAAAATCCATAAACTCTAATCATTGGAGTTTAATGGTTAGGAATATGTTTGGGGAGAGATGGTCCGACAGAAAAGAACACGATATAACATCTAAAGGGGAAAAGATAAACCCCGATAACAACATTCAAATAGAAATAATTAAACCAAAAGAAGATGAAGATAACTCACAAGAATAAGACCTATGAATACGATACTCAGACGATTATGGTTAGTGGGGATGCGTATAGAAAGATTAAAAAACACTCCAAAGAGAACGATATGAAGATGAAATCTGTCGTGGATAAAATGGTTGAGATGTATTTTGAGAATATCTAATAAAAATCTGATTAGATAGTTGTGGGTGTTAAATTATTTTGTATATTGCGACCCTAAAATTCAATGACTATGTGTGAGACCAAGACTAAAGTATGTTCCAAGTGTGGGGAAGAGAAACCCCTTACGAGTGAGTATTTCCATCCAAGAAAAAGTGGAAGTTTAGATGGTTTTAGGGGTCAATGTCGTATCTGTATTGAAGATAAAAAAAAGAAATGGAGAGAGGAGAACCCCGATAAAGTTAAAAGACATAGAAATAACTATGTTAATAACAATAGGGAAAAAATCTCTCAAAGTGCTAAAAAAACTTACTACAAATACCACGATTATTATCGTAATCAAAAAAATCAGTATTGGAATAAAAACAAAGAACAATTGACAGATATGGTAAAACGAAAAAAACAAGAAAATCCATTTTTAAGATTGTATGATGCATATCGTAGTAGAGTATATGCTTACTTTGTTGGTAAAAATAAATCTATTTCAACAATGAAAATGTTGGGGTGTTCTCAAAAAGATTTTAGAGACCATATAGAAAAACAATTTCAAGAGGGTATGAATTGGGATAATTATGGAATAGATGGTTGGCACATAGACCATCACATCCCCCTTGCATCTGCACAAACTGAAGAAGACCTTATCAGATTGAACCATTACACCAACTTCCAACCCCTATGGGCAGAGGACAATTTAAGAAAGTCCGATAAAATATCTGAAGAATGGGGGAACCTTGAAAATACAAGCAACACAAGTATTCGCTGATATTGACGAAACAATCAATGACGGATATAGATATATCTTCCTACGAGGTTCAACCCGTAGTGGAAAAACGATAGCCTCACTTCAATATATCATCATAGAATGTCTTAAACGACCTGGTATTTCAGCAACCATAGCAAGGGCAACTCAAGTATCTTTAAAGAACACAATCCTCGTGGATTTTAAGGATATTATGAATTCAATGGACCTTTGGGATAGTGGGACCTTCAATAAAGTGGATAACGTCTATACCTTCCCCAATGGGAGTGTAATGAGGTTTGTGGGTATGGATGATACCACCTCAAGATTGAAGGGTATGAAATCAGATATCGCACTGGTGGATGAGGTCAATTCAGTGGATATTGAACCCTTTGAGCAGCTCAACATCCGTTTATCAGATTGGGTATTATGTCCCTATAACCCTGAACTTACTCCCGACCATTGGATATTAAAATACGAAGAAAGGGACAATGCCAAACTACTTATCTCAAATTGGAGACAGAATAGTTTCTTAGATGAGAGAACCCGTAAAGCCATTAGAGACCTCAAACTCACCAACCCTGATTTATATGAGATTTATTCTGAAGGAAGGATTGTTGAACCACGAGAAAAGATATTCTCTGAAATCAAAACCTACACAGGGAAAACACCAACCACTAAACAGATATACTACGGGATTGACTATGGTTATAGTTCAGATTTTACAGCGGTAGTCAAAGTATCCGTATCGGGGACTACCCTGTATTGTGAGGAGGTTTTATACGAGAAAGGTCTTACCAATCAAGACTTGGCTCATTTGTTAAAGACAAAGGATATAACAAGAGATGACGCAGTGGTATCCGATAGTTCAGAACCCAAATCCATCCAAGAGTTAAACAGAGAAGGATTACACATAGTTGGGGTGAAGAAAGGTGCGGGGTCCATCCTATACGGAATACAAAAAATCAAAAGTTTTAATATCTTAATCAAGGACACCAGTGAAAACCTGATTAGGGAATGGAATAACTATAAGTTTAAAAAAGACCGAAGTGGAAATATTACCAATATCCCCACAGGAGACGACCACATTATTGATGCATTGAGATATGTGGTCCTACAATTTTTAGACAACCAAATAACAAGAGGAAAATACATAATAGTATGAGTGATACAATTACATTACAGGTGGGGAAAAAAGAGATTGAACTACCTTCAAAACTTAACATTAAACAATATAAGGAAATCCGAAAGATTGAAAACTTCGGAAAATCCCCCATTGATTTTATTGTAGCCATTAGTGGGTTAGATAAGGACGAGGTCAGATACTCCAATAAAAAGGATATGGACTTTGTTTATCGTTTCTTAACCCAGAAGTATTTTGCAGAACAAGAGACCTCCCTTAAAACTGAATTTGAGTATCAGGGAGTTGAATACGGACTTATGACGGACATAACTCAACTGAATTGGGGTGGATGGGTTGATTTGGAATTTCTAACCACTGACGGGGTTGAAAAGAATATGGAGAAGATTATGGCTCTAATGTATCGTCCCATTACCTCAAGGACCAAGAAGGGTTATGTGATTGAAGAATACGACCACGATAGAATGTTGGAGAGAGCAGAACTCTTTGAAGAACTCCCTATGGATTACTTTTGGGGGGTCAGCAACTTTTTTTTTCTTTTAGTCAAGGAGTTAAACGACGCTATGAAGAGTTCTTTGGAGTATCAGAAACTGAAGGAGAAAGCGATGAAGAGGTTGAGGTGGATGAACCCCAAATTCCTGTTTTGGAAAGTGTATCAAGG